ATATTTTTGTGTGATGATTATATATGTTTGGAGAGGAAGAAACAAACAATGAGCTTGCGGAAAGCGAATTTTTGAAAGAAGCTCTTTCACCTCTCTCTCCTCTCTCCGCAAGCAAAACTTATATTTTCTTCCTCTCCATTAATGAAGTGGTGAAAGAGTGATGCCTCGTGGAAAAATTCTCGATGAATATCCACCTGAAGTCAGAAAGAAAATTGCCGAAATGGTTGAGGCGAATTATACGGGGAAAATGATTTATGAATGGCTTGAAAAAAATTATTATCCGAAATGGCGAAAGGAACATCCAGATTGGGTTGTGGGTTTGAGGACGGTTCAGAATTTTCTTCGTTATGTTTGTCCAGAGAAAAGACTTTTATCTTCAAGTTACATTAGAGAAGCTGTGAAAAGAATGGAAAGCGATATTGATACTTTAGGGCGGTTGGAGAGGTCGATTCAGCGTCTTGAGGACTTGGCTGATTCATTCAAGAATGAGAAGGAATTGTCTTTGAAGGAGAAGGCGGAGTTGCGGAGAATCTCGAAGGAACTGGTGAATGCCTATAATATTTACACGAATTTGCTGATGCGTCTTGGTGTTCTTGAGGAGGCTCCGAAGAAGATTGAGAGTATTAGTTTGACTGGGAAGCTTGAGGAGTTGAGGCGGAAGGTGATGGAGAGGAAGAGTAAAGAGGAAGAATTGTATGAGAGAGTGGTTGAGGCGTGAATCGAGAAGAGCTTCTTTATGCTTTGCGAACCGATGATGATTATGTAAAGACGATTATGGAAGAGTTGATTTTTCCGATACGAGATGAACTGTTAAGATTATGTGGAGTGGAATTAAGACCATATCAGAGAGAACTCAGCGATAAAATAATTTATGAAACTTTGAAGGCGAGAAACCAAGAAATCGGAGTGCTCTGGTCAAGACAAGTTGGAAAAACAGAAACGCTTGCCGATACAGTTCTCACATTATTTCTTTTCTATTTGAATGTTCCTTTAGAGTTTCGTGTCGGATGGTTCTGTCCCGCACAAAGCCAATCCGTTCTCATAGCTCGAAAACGAATAGTTCAGCGATATGAAGAAGCAAAGGAGCTATTCGAAAATTTAGGAGTCCATCTCGTTAAGGGTTATGGGCGTGAACGGGTTGGCACTTCTTCTCCTCTTCTCATTTTTAGAAATGACAATTTGAATGTGGAAGGTCATGTGCGAAGTTTAAGTGCGAATCCGAAATCCAACATTAAAGGTGATACGCTTGACCTTATCATTCTTGAGGATGCACAGGAAATCGATGAGGAGAAAATGAAGGTTGATATTTTCCCGATGGCAAGTAAAGGAGCACCTCTCGTTCTCGTCGGCGTTCCCGTTCCAGATGTTTCTGTTATGAATCGGTATTTTATTGAGACGATTGAGAAGAATCCTCGAAATGCGTTTTTGACTACGGTTGATTGGAGACGGGCTGCTGCTTTGGATAAGAATTTTCCAAAGGAGATTGAAGCTTATGAGAGGGGAAGCACGACTTACCGTTATTATATTGACCGTTATCGAGATCATGTTGATAAGATGATTAAGCAGCTTGGCGAGGATTCGGAGGCTTTTCAGAGTCAGTATTGTTTGAAGTGGTTTAGTGGTGCTCGGAAACTTATGACTTTGAATGAGGTTTTGGATTTGGAGAAGGATTATACTCCGAATCCAGAGAATCTTCGTTTTTGGGGATTGGACACGGCGAAGGTTTTGGATAGCACGGTTTGTGTTGTGATTGAACGGTTTATGGGTGAGCATCATATTATTGGTTTGTGGGAGAAGGAAGGGACGGATTATGTTTCTCAATCGAAGGAATTGATTGAGTGGTTGAAGCAGTTTAAACCGTTGAGATATGGAATGATAGATTCGACTGGTGGCGGAGAGCTCTTCATAGATATTTCTCGTAAGGGGCTTCATGAAATTGGTATTTGGGATGGTTTTGATTTTCGGAGTCGTGAAGAGGTTAATCGGATGTTTCAGTTGTTAAGTATGGATTTGCGGAAGGGACGGATTCATTATTCGAAGAAGAACTTGGATAGTCGATGCTTGAATACTTTGATTGAGCAGCTTCATAATGTTGATAGGGTTTATCATGGGCATTATCTTTGGCTTGAAACTCCAGATCATTCACGGATACATGATGATTATGTTCATGCGTTGGCTCTTGCTCGGTATGCGAGTGAGGAGAAGAGTCATTCGTTGGGAATTGGGAATCTTAATCTTTAAATGAAAGATAAACATTTATATAAGTGATTGAAATGGCGAAGAGAAGTCTCAAGGATAAAATATTAAGTTTTCTGCGAATCCGCAAATCAAGAAGAGGAGTCGTTCCAGCCCTCGTTCTTTCAACTGGTGCTCAAATTCGTAAGCCGAGATACGATTTTGTTAGTTTATGGGAGAATTGGAAGCATAGCTGGATTCTCGAAGCGATTGACCGTGCCTTAACTCAAGAAATTATGAAGGGCGGATGGCAGAATGTTCCAAAATTCAAAGTGAAATGTGAAGCTTGCGGAAGAGAATATCAAGAAACAGTTGAGCAATGCACTTGCGGAAGCAAACGACTTCGGAAACCAGACGAGAAACAGCTTCAAGTCGCAAATCGCCTCATCACAAAACCCAATTCACAAACCACATTCAGAGAGTTTCTGCGGAGTCTTATTGATTATGAATTGGCGTTAGGAAACGAGTTTATTAGTATTGGGACTCGTTCTTTAACTTTGAATGGGAAGAAACAGCGAACCGAAATTAAGGAAAATGCGGAGCTTTATGTTGAGGATGCACGCTTCATTTATCCAGTTGTGGATATTTATGGAAGACTTGGCGATCCACGAAAGTATTTCTGTCCTCGTTGCTGGGATGAAAATGTTGAACGGTTAGCTCAGCAGTATGATGCTGATAGTTTTCCGTATGATCAGCTTGATCAAGTAATTGATATTATGACTCTTCCAGAGGAGCAGAGGAAAGATCCGAGATGTCCCAAGTGTGGAGGCAAGCTCGTTCAGACTGCTTATGTGATGGAGGTTAATGGGAAAGTTCATGCCCGCTGGGGCAAGGATGAGATGATTCATGCAAGTTTGGATAGGGTTCTTCCAGAGCTTTATGGAACGAGCAAGCTTGTTGTTTTATGGAAGGTTATTGAGACAATTAAGAATATGGATGATTATAACTGGGAAGTCTATGGGCAAGGTCATGTTGGAAAAATCATTCAGCTTCCCGGTTATGATGAGCTTGAAATTGCAGAGATCATTAAGAGGATTGAGCAGGAGCTTCAAGGTCTTGGCAAGCGGGATGTTCAGACTGGAGAGGCAAGAACCGAGAAGAAGATTCGTGTAGTATTGCTTGGTGGGAAGCGTGGAGCTGAGCCTGCAAGGGAAATTCCGTTCATGCCTGATTTGGGAGCGATGCAGAGCAAAGAGTTCTATGACCTTTATATTTCGGCGTGTTGCATGGTTTATGGGGTTCAGCCTGTTTTTGCCGGGACGGTTGAGAAGGGTAAGGCGGGGACAACGCCGATTCTTCAGATTCGAGTTCAAGATAGGACTACACGGATGTATCAGCAACACTGGGAAGACCTTTTCAATTATAAGATTTATCCCAAATTCGGCATTACCGATTGGATGTTCAAATTTGGCAGAATAGAGGAAAGAGACGAGTTGCGAGAAGCACAAGTGATGCATACGAAAGCAGCAACAGCTCTAACTTTGGCAAGGGCAGGCTTTACTGTTCGGTTTGATGAGAATGGCGAGTTAGAGGTTAGTGGAGAAGCGAAGATTCCAGAGGGCGTAAGAGTGAGGGTTCAAGAGCCGAGACGAGAAGAGGAAGGGGCACCGACTGGAGTGGCGAGTGTCCGTCCTGAAGCGGAGACTCGTGAAAGCGAAAGGACTGGTGAGTTGGTGATGAGAAGTGAGCGTTCCGAAGACTCTGATCTATCCTAAAGTGATTCCCTATCCGAGAAGAAAGAGGACTTCTGATGGAAGATGCCACTGTGTCAGTCCGAAATGGGTTACAGTCGAGGTTATGGGTGTTCCATATTTGATATGTGCAAAGTGTGGTAAGGGTTTGCCGAAGCCGATTGCGGAGGGAACGATGACTCATAAGGAAATGCATAAAGCTCAGAAGCCGAAGCCGAAGTTCCGAAGTTGGCAGGAGGAGCTTCATTATATTATGGAGCAGATTTGGGAGAGGAAATACGGAAGTGAATCAAATCCAAAAAGATAGTAATGCACTTTACCTTCAGCCCCCTCACGCTCGTCTTATTTGGGAAGGCGAGAAGATTCTTATTTTGAAGAAGCGGAAATTCGAGAATATGCTGAATAAAGAATTGTTTCTTGCGAGTGAGGATAAGATTTGGGGGAAGATAACTTTAACTTCCGTTTTTCCCTTAACTCGTGAACAAGTCGAAGCAACCCGTTTCGCACATAAAGTTTCCGAAGAGGAAATAAAAAAGTGGTGGGGCAACCCAACTGTTCTTTATGCTTACACCTTCACATTTAAGAAATATGAGAAGCCCCAGCCGAGAAAACTTCTCGTTGGCGTTCAGACTTTTTTTGAATTGAAAACTTCTTTTACTGATGAAGACTTGGAGAAGATGGAGTATTTTTGGGATTTGGATATGCCGAGGACTTGTGATTGGATAATTGATTTTGCAGAGGTTCTCCGTCATCTTGAGGGCAAGACGGTTCTGGATTTGGGTTGTGGGGAGGGAAGCAGTCTTGAGATTCTGGAGAGAAGCGGATACAAGGCGAAGGGAATAGAGAAATATAATAAACCTTACGAAGTCTGCAAATCGAAAGGCTTGAATGTTGTGAAGGGAGATGCACAGAATCTCCGCTACAAAGATGAAAGTTTCGATTCGGTTATGAGCATGCATCTTCTTGAGCATGTAGAGGATGACGAGGCGGTTCTGAAAGAGTCTATCCGAGTCGCCAAGAATGTTGCTGTTCATGTTGTTCCTCTTGGAGAACGCAAAGATCCCACTCATCTCCGTATATATACGCTCGATGATGTTGAGCAGTTATGCCAGAAGCATGGATGCTACTTCTATACTTATCCAAGCGGAAAAATCCTTGAAGGAAAAGAATATCCAAGAGAAAACGCAATAATCATCTGCCCCAAAACTCCACAAACCTTTCATAAAAGATACATCACATTAAACAAGCCGGGACTCCGAGCTTTCGAACCTGAAGAAATTTTTGAGGAGAAGGAATTTGCGGATAAGACGCTTGTGGTTGCGAAGAAGTTTGATGGTTTTAATGCGGAGTTGATTGGTGGAGATGAGCCTCATGTTTATAGTGAAGATGGAATTTTAAAGGATGGACAGTTAAAGAATCTGCTTACGGAACTGCGAAAGCTGAAAGGCATGGTTCTCGCTTCGCAAGCCGTGATGTATCGGGATGGCGAACCTCTTCACAGAACTGAAACGATAAGATATTTGAATTCGAAGAAATATGATGCTGAAAAAGAAGACAGCATTATCTTCCATGTCTATGATGTTTATTATTATCAGGGAAGAGATGTTCGGAACCTTCCTTATGTTGAACGCTTGAAGCTTCTTCAAAAAATCAAAGCGACAAAGCATATTAAGCCGATGAAGGTGAAATGGGGATTCAGAGGCGACGCTGAGGCTTATGTGGTTTCTGGAAGAGAAACAATTCTGGATGCTCTCGATAAAGTCCGCAAAATGAAGGGAAGCGAAGGAGCCATCGTTTCAGTTGCCGACATGACCATTCAAGATAAACAAGACAATATGAAAATGCTTAAGATAAAAAACCTGAAGGAACTAGATGTTATGATTGTTAGAACCGTTAGAAATGCTGCTGGAAGCTATAATCATGTTGTTGCTGCTGGTCCCTATCCAGCGAAGTGTGGAAGGATTGTTTTGGAGCGGAAGCCAAAGAAGGCGTTTGAGAAGGATGGGAAAGTCTATGCGGTTCTCGGAAAAACATTCAATACAACTATTAATCCCGGCAAATTCAAGATTATCCGAATAAACGTTCTTGAAGTTGTGAAGGAACCAGTCGAAGATACGGGATGCTATACTTACAGTTTTATGACGGCGAAGGTGCTGGCTCCTCTTCCTGAACGATCAAGTCCAGACTCTCTGAACATTCTCGATAGGTTGGCGAAGGAGACTTTGCCGAAAAAGATTGAGAAGTTTGTGAGGCGAAGAGGTGATTCATGGTGCGTTCTGGATAGTGAGGGTAAACCGATAAAGTGTTATTCGATTCGGGAGTTTGGAGAGGAAGGGGCAAAGGAAAAGGCGAATCGTCTTCACAGAGCTATCATGGCAAGCAAAGCGAGAAGAGGCAAAATTAAAAAGGTTGAGGAATTAATTCCAGAGCTTTATCGTGAATTAGCGAAGGAAGGCGAACCACTACCAGAAAAATACTACAAGTTCCATCCAGACTGCAAGCCATGTCGATGGGTATTGCAGAAGCATGAGCCTGGAAGAAAAGTTGAAGCTGGACCTGAAAAACCTCTGATTGAAGAAGAAGTTCGCAAAGAAGTTCTTGAGTCAGAATTGTTTCGGAATCTCATTTCAAAAAGCATAGTGGATGGAGATATAATATTAAAGTTCCGAGACCATCTTGATTTGCGAATTCAAATAGGAAAGAATAAAGCGGTTGGTTGGGGACTTCATCCTCCACAGAAAGTTCCTGGTGGAGTTGTCGGAGAGTTCATTCGTAGATTGAAGAGTCATAAGCAAACACAATCGGCTGCAAAGTTATTGATGGAGGGGAAAGCTTTGAATTGGCTTGATGTTGGAAAGAAGGGAAGGGTGGAGATTCCCGCTGGGAAGCCGGGTGCGAGTCGTGTTAGAACGGCATATATTGAAGCTATTGATTGGGGGACTGTGAAGTTCGGCGTGCAACGGAAGGATCTTCACGAATATTTCTTTAAGTCGGAGAAGGGAATTCTGGAGGGGAGATTCATAGCGAGAGTATTGAAGGTTGGAGATAAACTAAATTGGTATCTCTGGAAGCCGAAGGATCAGAAACCAATGAATCCCATTCTTCACAATGATGAAGGTTATCCTTATGTGATTTTGAATGAGGATTTGACTGAGGATATTCTGGAAAAAGATTAAAGATTGTAGATTACGAGATGGTTTTGTAAGAAACGGTTTAAGATTTTCTTTACATACCATTTTGTCTGTCTTGGATAATTCCGTATCATGTTTCCAGACAATCGATGAATCTCTACATTGCAGAGCTGCCTTAACCGTCTATCCCTGTTTCTGTCTTTCTCTTTTCCTCTCCACCAATTATTCGTTGTATGCCAGATTTCCTCATCGCATTCAAAGTCGATTCCATAAATGTTTTCTTTCGGGTTTGACCAGACGAGGAAGTCTGCTGTTGCCTTCGATTCTGGATGAATTTGAGCGTCGTGTTGCCAGTCGATTCCTTCGGTTAATCCGATGCCCTCAAGAATCTTCTTTAGCTTCTTTTCAAGAGCGGAATAATAGTTTACATCTTTGCTTCTGTGTTTGTGGACTGCTCCCATCACGAAAATTTTAAAGTTCTCGCTTGGTGTGCGTTTTCGGATTCCATATTTATCCATTTTCTTTGATACATTTTTGATTCCCGTTTCCTGTTCAATCTGTTTTATCGAGTAATTCTTTTCCCAATACAGCGTTTCAATCAGTTCTTTTTCATTCATTTCCAAACCACTTCTCATACCATTTATCAAACGCTCTTATATACATTGTAAGTTTGAATCCGAATTCGTCATAATATTTTCTTGGATTCGGCATTTCATTTTTGCATTCTTCGATGATTTTGAGGACTTCATCAGGATTTACAATGGGAATCGCAATAGTCATCCATCCAAGAAATTTCTTCTATTCTTTTTTTAAATTCTCCTAACATTCTAAAATCACCTCTGCGAATCCTCCATCCAAAGTTTTCTGCATCAACCTTAACTTTTCTTCATCTTCTTCATATCCACAAACATCGCATATCCATTTCTTTTTTTGAATATCAAGATGCATACCGCCAAGCGTTTGGCAGGCTGGGCAGTCTTTCCAGAATACGGTTCTGTCTTTTTTCATCCATCTCCATTTAGCCAACTCTTTCAACCTCTCTCTTTGCGTAAATGTTTACGCCTTTTCTCTTTATAAGATTTTCGATTAAATAAGAAAACATTTATATGAACAGCAAACAATTAGTATATATCAGAATAGTCATGTCTCAACAAATCCTTCAAGATTTAGAAGTTTGGCGAAGTCCAATCGTCCAGAATCTTCTCAATAAGGTTAATGTTCCAAGTTTAGTAGTTAAGTTTGATATTGGTTTTCCTTTTGAGAAGGTTTCAGATGAGAAGCGAATTATAGCGGGCTATGCGTCGATTGAGCAGATTGATAAGCAGAACGAGATTATTCCCGTTGAAGTTTTGAAGGATGCTTGGGAAAGATGCTATGAGGACGGCAAGATTCGGCTTCATCTTATGCATACGAATATTCCAGTCGGCGAGATAATTGATGAATATGAGGATTCTGAAGGCGTGGTGCATAAGACTGGAGTGGACGATACTGGACTCTATATTGTTTGTCGGATTTGGGATAACACGAATAAGGCGAATGAAGCTTGGGATTTAATAAAGAGAGGAGTCTTGAGGGGATTCAGCATCGGTGGAGAAGCCCTCTCCAAAACCACAGTTTGTAACGGTTCATGCTTCAGTCGCATTGACAAGATGGATTTGCATGAAATAAGTCTTGTCGATAATCCTGCAAATCCCGATGCTACTTTCAGAATTTTGAAGAGAGATGAATTGCAGAAGCGGGTTGAATGGCTTGAAAAATTCAAGGATATGATTATCTTTAAAGACTTCATTAATCTTGTCGGAAGCACCGCCGAGAAGGGTGAGGGGCATGATGTTGATTGTCAAGTGCGACTGCCAAGCGATTTAACAGTTAAATGTCCACACTGTTTAAGACTCTTTAAGGTTGAGCATCCCTTAAAACGGCATATCCACACTCGCTTCTACAAAATGTTTCAAGACGATATTGAGAAAGGCAGACTCCACATCTTCACTGGAGATCCTGAAGGTCCACATGATGTTTATTATCCTCTTTATGATTTGGCTCTTGTAAGAAGCTATCCGGTGAAGAGGGTGGAGATGAATTTTGAAGAGGAGAGACGAGTCTTTAAGGGTTCACGATTACCATGCGGAGCTGTTCGGAGCGAGGATGCTGTAATTGCAGGTCAAGGAGGTTGGGATTCGGCTCTTGACCGAAGCGAAAATGCGGAATCCCGAATCAAAGTAAAGGTGAAGCTACATGGGTAAGACAATAAAGAAAGAGGGAACGATAGAGATTACATTGCCAGACGAAACGGAAGTGGAGAAGGAAACCGAACCCGCTACGCTCGACGAAATCAAAGCTCAGAATGCTCAGCTAATAGATTTGATGAAGCGGTTGGTTGAGTCTTTGAAGAAGGCGAAGGAGAAGGAGAAATATCCTGCTCCGAAAGAAGAGGAAAAATCTGAAGAAACCGAGAAGGCGAAGAAGCCAGAGAAGTATCCCTACAAGGAAGAGAAAGCTAAGAAACCCGAAAAGTATCCTTATAAAGAGGAGAAATCGGATGAGGCTGAAATCGACTGGGATGCTGTCGATCTGGATGCCTATGAAATGGAGAAAGGCAAGCTTCCGAAGGGGCTCCGAGAATGGATAGAGGCTCATCGGAAGAAGAAAGAGGAATCTTCGGAAGATGAGACCGAAAAGGCTGGGAAACCTCGCAGAAGGGGGAAGCCTAAAACTGAAGAGGAGAGGAGAAGAACTCATCAAGCTAAATATGGAACTTCAGAGCTTCCTCCAAGAGGAACTGGTTTAAGCGAGTCCCAGAAGCCTGAAAAATATCCATACAAGGAGGAAAAATCGGAGGAGCTTGTCCAAACCTTCGACGACATGATCCAGAGAGCCATAGACGAGGCAATCGCTAAACGGCTGGGCGAACAGCCAGTAAAGAAGCGTAGTGTGGTTCCCGAAAAACCAATGACCTTCGAAACTCCACTTGACATTCCACATGAAATCTTTGCGAAAGCCGATGTAGAATCCATTCTCCGAATGGGAGGATGGAAGCTTCCAAAAAGAGGTGAACTATGATGGACAAGAATGAATTAGTCTATAAGGCACTCGGAGTGGAAGGAGCATACGCAAACAGCAACTTCTATGATCCAACACAGAAAGCTATGGCTGCACTTCAGAAGCTTGGAGCAATCTATAAAGGCGGGATAATTCGGGAAATCGAACTTGACACTGGACTCCGTAACCTTCTTGAACTTGAAAAGAAGGTTTATGGAGAACAGTTCTTCCGAACAAACCGCCTCATCCAGAAGATAGACCAAGAAGTTACCACTGGCTACGGTGCGAATTGGGCTGCTCGTGGATGGCTCGAAGTTACTTATGGAAGAAAAGCATGGACATGCCTCAATTACGAGGCGAATGTCTTTGCGATGCTTCCTAAAGAAGCTTGGGGCACCACGGGCTACCGCATCGAAGTCAGTGAGGCAGGTGATTATGCATCTGGCGGTGTCAAAGAGAAGGGACAGTTGCCTGATACGGTGAAGCCGAGTTGGGAGGAAATCCGTTGTCGTCCAAAGACTGTGATGCACGGTTTCGACTTAAGCGAAATCGCTGAGTTCATCAGTCATGTGGACGACGCATTGGATATTCTTCCCGAACTTCGGGAGTCCCTTGGCAAAGCTCACAGGCACCACATAAACGAGATGCTCACCTGCAATGTAACGAATACGGTTCCAGCACAGACTGGATTCGAGTCTATCGACAGGGTTGTTTCAAGCAATTCTGAAGTAACCAACTGCAACGATGTGGATGCTGGAGACGCAGACATCTGCAACATTGACAGGGATACGGCGAGCTCATGCTTCGACGCAATCGTTGATCACAATAGCAATGTAGATCGGGACTTAACGCTTGCCCTCATAGACGGAGTTCTCCAGCAAGTATGGCAGAACGGTGGACAAACCGATGTCATAATCACAGGTTATGACACACTGTTCCACTGGAGCCAACTGCTGGAGGCGGAAAGAAGATACCTTGAAGTCGCCAAGGTTGTTCCAGCATTCGGCGGAGTCCGAGGACCCGCTGCTGGAGTTGAAGGCGGATTCTTGGTATCAACTTACATGGGCATCCCGATTCTACCTTCACAGGACGTTGTGCAGGACACTATCAGCAGAATCTACTTCTTGGACACCAAAGATCCAGACCAACCGGGGAATGTCTTGGCTTTCGCCGTTGTGAAGCCAACTCAATACTTTGAGACTGGTTTCGATGAGGATATGATTCTCATGAACCAGTTGGGTATTGAGGGTTGGTATAAGACAATCGGCGAGCTGAGATGCAGAGTCTTCAATCGACAGGGCAAGTTGAGAGACTTGAGGTGATAGCTAATGACTGACAGAACAAGCTATATAAGCGGTTGGAACGGTCAATTAGTCTTCGGGCAGCTCTATCACACTCCAGTAAGCATAATGGTTTTCTGGGCGTGTGGACTGTCTGACGGAGACTATATTGACCTATCCGATTACTTCCAAGAAATCTATACAGTGGAGGCAACATTCAACAGCAACAATGCGAGAGGAGTAAACGACCTTAACGCTGTGAACGTCTATATTTCTGGATCGACAGTGATAATGCCATACAATACGTCTGGCTACTCCGTGAATTACGTTGTGTTTGGACATAAAGCTGAAGCAAGCGATGGCTTCCAGTAGGGAGGCGATAGTCAATGACGATCTATTCGACGGTTACTGATGTAGGTTCTATGGGAGACCGCAAGTATGCCTATGGAACCTATCGGCAGTCTGGAGTGGGAATGACAGGATACATTCTCGTTCCGATGGGGCGAGTGGACTTCATTCAGCTCCAAGACATTGGAGGCAACTGTATAGTTAGCGGGGCTGTGATAAGCGGTATTGGCACTCAGTATTCAAGTGTCTTTACGAGGATTGCGGCTGGGACAACCTTCCCGTATAGTTCGGGAACAACGACTACTCAGATGACTCGGAGCAGTATTCCAGTTGTTGCTTGTGTGTCTGGCATTCAAGGAATCTGGTTTGCGATTGGCAAGCGAGGATAGTTCTCTTTAGTTCCCCCCTTCTTTTTTTGGGTTATTGAAGAAATGTTGGAAAGTGAGTTGCGGTGAAGCGTGAAAAGTTAGAGGAGAT